CACACAAACTTTTTAACAGAGCCACACAAAGACTTGTTTGAGAATGTTGTAGGCACTGAACAAGATAACAGTCATAAACTTACAGAGTGGATGCTGTATCAAGACACTATTCGTAAAATCAACTACAAGGACTACTTATGAAAATAGCAATTACAGGTGGTAGCAATGGCATTGGTCGAGCCATAGTAGAGCATTATGTTAAAAAAGGACATACAGTATTAGATTACAGTAAGCGCAACGGTTGGGACATACAACATCACGAACGTATAGCAGAGCGTGTTGCACAAGCAGACTGGTTCTTTAATAATGCACAACAAGGTTACGCACAAACAGAACTATTGTTTGATGTTTACGAACGTTGGCGTGATCAACCAGGCAAAAAGATTATTAACATTAGCAGTATGATGGCAGGTATGACTTTTAGTTGTTTAGAAGGCTTTGATATGTTAAAGTACCATCATCAAAAACGCACACTAGAGTCAGCAGTAGAAGTATTACGTAACAACTTAACATGGCCACAGTTAGTTATTGTGCGTCCTGGTAAAGTAGACACACAAGGTGAAGGTGGTGCTAATGTTACAGCATGGGTAGAAAAACTTACTAACATATTGGATCATGACCAAGTTGGTATGGAAGTATACGACATTAGTCTAGCGTAATGGATCCCAAAGAATACGTTACTAGCGAAATACGTTGCCCTGTTCCTTGGACCGGCATGATGGTCAACCATGACGGACAAGTTAAGAATTGTATTCGGGCATACGAGGACATAGGCGATTTAAAGACTACACCAATACGTGATATTGTATTAGGCAGTAAGAATAAAGAAGTGCAACAAACACAACAACAAAATCAAAAACATGCAAGTTGTCAAGGTTGTTACAAACTAGAAGAACAAAAGACAGACTTCAACATTGTAAGTGATAGGAAGTATTACATAAAAGAACTACGCAATGTAGACAGAGGTTTATACGACCACAACACACATGAATTACATCAAATCGATGTACGCTGGCAAAACACTTGTAACTTTGCTTGTATATATTGCGGACCAGACTTTAGTAGTAAATGGAGTCAAGAACTCAACTACCATTTACCAAAGCCTAGCGAAGAAAATTATAAAGACTTGCGTAACTATATTTTTGATAATGTTAAAAACTTAAAGAATGTTTACCTAGCAGGCGGCGAACCAATGCTTATGACAGAGAATGAAGAACTCTTAGAGTTACTGTTAAAACATAATCCCGATGTAAGTCTGCGCATCAACACTAACCTTAGTCATACAAACACTGAAGTGTTTGATTTGGCATGCAAGTTCAAAAACGTACATTGGACAGTTAGTGCTGAAACAATGGGTACAGATTACGAGTACATTCGGTACGGTGGAGATTGGGCAACATTCTGTGCCAATCTACGTTGGATCAAAGACGCAGGGCATAAGATTACATTCAATATGCTATACTTTGCTCTTAATGCATTTACTATGTTTTACTTTGTTGACAAGTTCAAAAATGACTGGAACTTTCATCCAAATGCATTTGTGATTGGACCAGTACTTAATCCAGTAGCACTTAATATTCGGCATCTTCCTAAATTGACACTAGATAAAATTAGTGCTATACTACAAGAGAAAATTAACGAAAATCCAGGATATTTGTTGGAAGATAGTTATAGAAATTTATTGAGATATATACAAGAGCCGTTTGAGAAAGATCCAAACAGCACTATAGAATTTTTAAAGGCAATAGATGCTCGCAGAGGCACAGACAGTGAGCAAGTATTTCCTTACATTTATAAACTTATGAGGCAATAACATGGCACAAAAACCGTTTGACGTATCAAAATTTAGAAAAGGCTTAACTAAGAGCATTGACGGCATTAGTTTTGGCTTTAACGATCCTACAGACTGGATCTCAACAGGCAACTATGCCTTAAACTATCTTATTAGTGGAGACTTTAACAAAGGTGTACCATTAGGCAAAGTAACTGTATTTGCTGGTGAGTCTGGCGCAGGTAAAAGTTACATTTGCTCAGGCAACATTATTAAGTCTGCACAAGACCAAGGCATTTATGTTGTACTAGTAGATAGTGAAAACGCACTTGATGAAAGTTGGTTACATGCACTAGGTGTAGACACAAGCGAGGACAAGTTGTTGCGTTTGGGTTTGGCTATGATTGATGATGTAGCAAAAACTATTAGTGAGTTTATGAAAGACTACAGATCGTTGCCAGAAGATGACAGACCTAAGGTGCTGTTTGTTATTGACTCATTGGGTATGTTACTAACACCAACAGATGTTGATCAATTTGACAAAGGTGATTTAAAAGGTGACATGGGTCGTAAGCCTAAAGCACTAACCGCACTTGTACGTAACTGTGTTAACATGTTTGGTAGTCACAACGTGGGCATGGTGTGTACTAATCATACGTATGCATCGCAAGACATGTTTGATCCAGATGACAAGATCAGTGGCGGACAAGGTTTTATCTATGCTTCAAGTATTGTAGTTGCTATGAAGAAAATGAAACTTAAAGAAGATGAAGAAGGCAACAAGATATCAGAAGTAAAAGGTATTAGAGCAGGCTGTAAAGTAATGAAAACACGTTATGCAAAACCATTTGAAGGTGTACAGGTTAAGATCCCTTATGAAACAGGTATGAATCCATACAGTGGACTAGTAGACTTGTTTGAGAAAAAGAACTTGTTACAAAAAGACGGCAATCGACTCAAGCATGTAGATTCTAAAGGTGAAGAGGTTAAACAATATCGTAAGGAGTGGGAACGCAACGAAGGTGGTTGCTTAGACAGTATCATTAACAACTGGGGTAAAATTGAAAAGGCTACTGAAGAACCTGCTCAAGAAGAAGTTGTTGATGAAGTACCTGCTCAAGAAGAACTACAGTAGTCTACTAATAAGTGAGGAAAATTAAATGTCAGTAGAATTAGATGTATTAACAGAAACATACTTAATTATGAAAGAGTATGTACCTAGCAAAGATAGACAAACAGCCGCAGATCAATTAGTAGGCAATCTAGTAGACATGGGCATAAACGACTTAGAGTTTGAGAAGTTTTGTGCTACTGACTCTTATCTAAAAAGAGCAGGTGAAGATTATCTTGATGATGATCTTGACGACGATGACATGGACGAATTAGAATTTGAAGACTAATGTGGTATAATAAAGTAGTTCAAGACTTGGCTTTTTTGCCTGACTTCATTGCACACTATAACAATGAACTAGACGAAGCCAAGGCTGAGGTTAAAATTTACGGCAACGTAGAAAAGAGCCTTAGTAACTTGCCTGGCATTACTGAGCATAGATTTAATCAGTTACAGGAAATAGAGGCAGTACTAAACTACCTCAACATTGAACTACGACGCATTAGACGTAAATGGTTTAAGAAATACCTAGAAGGTTATCAACGTGCATTGACCAGTAGAGATGCTGAGAAGTATGTTGATGGCGAGGACGAAGTAGTAGACTTTGAAACACTTATAAATGAAGTTGCGCTACTTCGTAATCGTTGGCTAGGTATTATGAAAGGCTTAGAAGCCAAACAATGGCAATTAGGTCATATTACTAGACTGCGAACAGCAGGTATGGAAGATGTAAGTGTATGAGACAACTAACACCGGAAGAAAGTCACCAACAAAGTTTATTCACATTGGAGGCACTATACAAACACGATGACTTAATGGACAGCATTAAGAGCGTTGCAGATGTAGGGTGTGGTACAGGTTTAGATATACAATGGTGGGCAACATGTGAGAGTAGAGACGATGTTCCTATTCCGCACAACTACAAATGTTATGCTGTTGACTTAAATCCTAAAATTAATTATGACATACCTAAAAATCTTTCAGTATTGAAGAAGGATTTTACAAAAGGCCCGTTTCTATCTACCAAGGTAGACTTGATATGGAGTCATGACAGTTTAGGTTATGTTTTAAATCCATATGAAACACTTGCAGTATGGAACGAACAAATGAAAGCGGGCGGTATGCTTTGTTGTATACTACCACAGACTCATAACATAGAGTACAATAGAATACATTGTAATCACTTTCCTGGACACTTTTATAACTTTAACATTGTTAATCTAGTTTATATGCTGGCTTGTGCAGGATTTGACTGTAAGGACGGACTGTTTTATAAAGGACAACATGATCCTTGGCTTCATGCAGTCGTGTATAAAAGCAAACACAAGCCTATGGATCCTATGACCACGTCCTGGCATGATTTAAGGGAAAAGAAACTTTTACCACAAAGTTTTGAAGAAAGTATAGATAGAGTTAATCACGTAAGTAATCAGCCACACTTAATACTTAGGTGGATTGACGGGACTCTATTTGATGTAGCACATACGGCCTAAGTCTACGCCAAGGTGTGCCTTCTTGTATCTCATCTAAGAACCATTCTGTATTACGTAACTTTTTAATCCACTCTTTACGATCCTGCTTATTAGGTACTAGAGGAGTTGCATAGTCTGTTCTAGCAACAGGTAATGCTAGGCTTTCTTTAGCAACAATAGCAGGTACTCCTGCAATAATGGCTTCTATTGCTGATCCTCCGGTGGGACTTACTACACAATAAGCGTTATCTAATATTTCTAAAAAGTCAGTGTCGTCTTTGTCTCCACGTGATTGACATTTTTCAATTTGGTATTTGTTATATACACTTTGTGGTACAGGGTACCTAGGATGTGGTCTAACTATAATATTCTTATTAGGATGAAATAGTTTTATTTGAGGAATAATATTGTCTAACCATTGATCTGTGCTAGGCATATCACACCATAGTTCGCTGGCTTCATTTTGACAGCATATGATAATATCAGTACCTTGTTGATTGAATGGTCGAGAAACGAAATCAAAACGTTCATGCCTACCTTCAATGACGGGATTATCTAAATGTCCGTAGTAACCAGTATTATTAATGTGATTAACAGCAATGCGCCATGAATGATTGCGCTTCAGTACACCAACTTCGATAATCACAATAGGCTTGCCCTGGCTACGAAAATGATCGTATACTGCTCGGTTGCCTTGCATACGCCCACGCCACAATACACTCCATATTACAGCAACATCTGCTGACATATCTTCGTGGACCACTTGGTCTGTTTTTGCTACGGTGTTCTCAAATGCCTTATAAATATCTTGACCAGCAAGTGCAACATTGTTGTGCCAAAAGCTAATTTTCATAAAACATATTTAATATGATACTAGGTGTAAGTTACGGATTCCATGACGCAGGCGTAACATTAATCAATGAAAAAGAAATACTATTTGCAGGACATACTGAACGCTTCAGTAAGCACAAGCACGACAACTGGATTAACAAACAGATATTTGAAGAAGCATTTCGGTATGGCAAACCTGACAGCATAATCTATTACGAAAATCCCTGGAATAAAAAACTTAGACAAGCATTTGCTGGACAATGGGACGATGCTCTACAATGGCCCACTGTAAAAACAAACTTACGTTACTTTACAGGACTGTCAGATATTCCGGTTTACTATGCCGATCATCACGAATCACATGCCGCCGCTGGCTTTGCTACTAGTCCGTTTCAAAGTGCCGCAGTTGTTGTAGTGGATGCTATAGGCGAGTGGGATACTATGAGTATTTGGCATGCTCGAGAAGACTGGGACGGCGAAGTAGAGTACGTAAAACTTTGGTCGAACAAGTATCCTCACAGTATCGGACTAATGTACTCTGCATTTACACAACGTGTGGGCCTAAAGCCACTAGATGAGGAATATATCTTAATGGGCATGAGTGCATTTGGTAATGGCAAACTTAGTAGCACTATTAAGAGTGACTTAATAAGTGATCCTTGGAGGCTTAAATTTAGCAAAAATATGCACTTGGGCATTGAAAAAGACTACTTAAAAGACTCTAAAGACACCGATATTGCCGCAGGTGTACAAGTACTAACGGAAGAACTGTTAGATGTTGTATTCCGTAAGGCTCGTGAACTAACAGGCGAATCTAGTGTTGTGTTTATGGGCGGAGTAGCACTTAACTGTGTAGCAAATAGAAACATTGGCAAATACTTTGAAGACATTTGGATTATGCCTAATCCGGGTGATGCTGGTAGTAGTCTAGGAGCCGCCGCTATACTACAAGGTACTAAGTTAAATTGGCGACACCCCTATTTGGGTACTGACATACCAGGTGAGTACCCTGTAAAAGAACTTGTAAATTATCTTAAAGAGCATAAGATTGCAGGTGTAGCAAGCGGCAGAGCAGAGTTTGGTCCTAGAGCATTAGGACATCGCAGTCTATTAGCAGACCCCCGCGGTATAGAAATAAAGGATGCTGTTAATAAAATTAAAAAGCGACAACTATTCAGACCATTCGCTCCTGCCATACTTGCTGAACATGTACACGACTACTTTGACATGCCTATGGCTTGGGAAGACAGTCCCTATATGCAAGTAGTTGCTACGTGTAAAAAACCCGAAGACTTTCCTGCTATTGTACACGTTGATGGCACAAGCCGTGTACAAACAGTTAGCAAGAAAGACAGCCCTGGCTTTAGAAAGTTATTAGAAGCATGGTATGCAGAAACAGGATGCCCTATGTTGTTAAACACAAGTTTAAACATTAGGGGAGAGCCCATGGTAGACGATCGTGCTGACGCAGATAGATTTGAGTCAAAGTACGGAGTTCGAGTTTTCTCGTGAACTTATTCTGTCCTGGTCACAAGGTAGACAGCAAAGCCTACCGGGTAATGAATCCTTTACACGAATGTTATGGGTTTAAGAAAATATTAGACTACACATGGGACGGTTCAGGCCCCAGTTTCTTTTGGGGTTTTGTAGGCAAGAACTTTCAACTAGTAAAAGAACATCAAGAACGTCGAGTACGTTGGTACTTTACTGACATGCCGTACTGGGGAAGATGGAACGGATTAAAAGAAGCACTTAGTCCTAATATGGATTTTTATTGGCGTGTTATACCAAATGCAACACATTGTAATTGGATAGGCGATTATCCTGATGATAGATTCAAACGATTAGGAGTTACTGTACATGATTGGCAAACTCGTGGTGATCACATTTTGGTGTGCCCTAGCAGTAGTACTATGGAGCGGTTTATTGGAGAGACTGGCTGGTTAGATCGCACACTACAAACTTTACGCAAGTTTACAGACAGACCGATTAAAGTAAGACACAAACCCAGAGGAGGCGGAACTAGCGGCCCAGCCGCGGCACGGATACCTTTTGCAGAAGAAGCTCGTAATGCACATGCAGTAGTAACATCAGTTAGTATGTCAGCAGTGGAAGCCGCATGTTTAGGCATACCAGTGTTCAGTCATAAACAAGGTCCAGCATATCCTATTGCAGAAACGGACCTTAGTAAGATAGAAACACCTACTAGACCCGACCGCACACAATGGTTAAATACACTAAGTTATTTTCAATTTACAGAACAAGAGTTACTTCAAGGCATAGATAAAATCAATGATCGTATCGTTTTTACCAAAAAATAAATCTAATACTCAAGAACGCATTGTACACAACTTTAATAAAGGTGCAATGGGTCGTACATGGCCAATGGATTGGTGGATGAGAAATAAACGCATACCTAGCAACACTTCGAGAGTAGTTACTGCTGGGCTGTTACGTGGTGGTGGCGACCTCCTAAAGTATCTTATTGCAGGCAATCACAAGTACTATTACATGGACCATGCTTATTTTAAAAGTGGGTATAATAAATCAAGCGAGTGGATGCGTGTAACAGCAGATGGTTTTAACTGTAATAAGATAACTGATACCAATAGTGCAAAGTTCAACAAGATATTTGATAGAACATTTGAGCTTAAGCCTTGGCGCAAAGACGGACAAACGATATTAATATTGCCGCCAACAGATCCCGTAAAGTACGTGTTTGATTGTCACGATTGGTTGGATAGTGTGTTAACTGCTTTACAAGGAAAAACTTCAAGACAAATCGTAGTTAGAACGAAACCTGGTGAAGTGTTATTGGACAACGACGGTAAAGAAATGGGACGTACACCAAAGGATCCTACACAGTTATCGCTAGATGCAGAACTTAGTAGAGCACATTGTGTGATTGCATATCACAGTAGTGTGGCAATACAAGCCGCTATACAAGGAATACCTGTTGTGTGTAGTGAACAGTGTGCGGCATATCCTATCAGCAATAACATATCTGACATAGAACAACCTAAGGAATTTGATCGTTTGTCTTGGCTGTTCAATTTGTGTAACCATCAATTTGACACACACGAGCTACTAAGTGGAAAGGCTTATAGATACTTAGAAGCTCAAAGGCAAAAGCACGGATGAAAAAAGTTCAAGAAGGCAACGGATATAACGGAGAATGGTGGCTACCTGATACCGAAATAAACTTTGTTAAGTCTTTAGAAAAGCATGGCCCTTATCAGCAGAGACAGAGAACAGTTGCATTAGAACATGTTACTAATTGGAACATTGCATTAGACATAGGTGCTAACGTAGGATTTTGGACTAAACCATTGTGCGACAAGTTCAACAAAGTGTATGCTTGGGAACCGCATTTACCTGCAATAGAATGTTGGAAAGAGAATATCAAAAACGAAAACGCAATACTAGAAGAGTGCGCACTCGGAAACAAACAAGAAGAACTTAAATTGTATTATAGTTCTAAGCAATGTGGCGGAACAAGTTTTCATCTTGGAGAACATCTCAAGCACCATGTAGTACAAGTAAAAACTTTAGATGACTACGAGTTTGAAAAGAACTCTGTAGGTTTTGTTAAAATGGACATACAAGAACACGAAATATTTGCTCTACAAGGAGCAAATAAATTTTTAGATGAACAAAATCCTGTACTTTGTATAGAAGCACCTGCCCGTGATCAAAGAGAAATGAATTTGTTCGAACAAATAAAAACATTGCTAGACACAAAAAACTACGAGCTAGTACGTACTACAGGAAAAGAACGGATCTTTATACGACAATGAGTCAATTTAAATACCTACTAGATAAACTAATGGCGGCAGAGTTTACAACTGTGCCGTTTAAACACATATACTTGGACAACTTCTTAAGTGAGGAACACTTTGAACGAGTTACACAAGCAAATCAAATTGATCTTCCTGCACGTGATTCTGATGAAGAAATAATAAGTCTTATACAAAAGAAAGGTTACGAACCTGTTTCCTTTCCTGGATGTACAACTGACATTAATCAGTATTTGAAATGGCGCAAAGGTGTAAACATCTACAAGCACAAACATAATTTGCTAGAAGCGGTGGGTATAAGTTTTAGAATGAAGCGTTACGACGACCCACTGTTACAAGAACTTGTAGACTTTTTAAACACTACTGAGTTTCATGACAGCATAAAAGCAAAGTTTGGTGCTACTGAGCCTACTTATGTAGAGACAGCCATACAAAAGTACATGGACGGATATGAGATAAGTCCACACCCAGACATTAGAAAAAAATGTTTAACATACATGGTTAACATAAACCCTGTAGACAACAGCGAAGACTTAAACTACCACACACATTATTGTACATTTAAGCCCGAGTACCAACCAGTACAAGACTTTTGGAGAGATACTCCCAAGTGGAATACCTGCTGGGTACCTTGGGACTGGTGTACAACAAATTATAGACAGACTAAAAACAACAGCATCGTAATGTTTAGACCCAACTACGATACATTACATGCGGTAAGAGCGCACTACAACCATTTGACCACACAGCGTACACAGATATATGGTAACTTATGGTATAATAAAGTGGACCTAGACGGTGATTATCAGTGGCATGATTTAAAGGAACATGTTCTTTGATTTTGTATAGCCACAGACTAGATGAACGCAATCCAGGAGACTTTTGGAGT